TAGCACAACCAGGGGGAAAGCTATGACACTATACAAATGCCCATGCGGAGAAGAAACAGAAGTAAGCAAAGCAACCATAGTCTTTAGAGATGGTAAATGGGTTGCAGATGTAATGTGTAAATGTGGTAAATATATGGATAGTGATCCTGTTGAGGGAATGCCAAGTATTAAAAGAACAGAAGCATCACTAAGTAAAAAAAAACGACATGATAAATTATGGGATGGAGCAAAAGAAAAGCTAATAGGAGAGAGAGGCATAAATGAATCATTTGACTAATGAAAACAAAACCTAGAATACCAAAGAACCCAAAGGCACTAGCAAAAAAAGTTGTTGAATATTACTTTAACAATCCAAATGCAAACAGCCTAAAAGAAATGACAGATAAGTTTGATGTTGCACATACTAGGATAACAAAAATACTTAGAGAGGAATTTAAGAAAAGACGTGAAAATAGTATAACACGCAAATATATAAATTATGAATTTTGTAATAAAGACCAATCAAGATAAACAATTTCTTTTTAATTATTTAAAAGAATTAGGAAGTGATTATATAGTTAAAGTAAAGAAACAAAGAAACAATAGAAGCAATATGCAAAACAATTATTACTGGGCTTGTATAGTGCAACCATTAGCAAATGAATTAGGATATTTTCCTGATGAAATGCACGACACACTAAAGATTAAGTTTTCAAGTGAATGGCAAAGTGTAGAGATAAACGAAAAGCAGATAGGACTACAAACAGTAAATAGTACAGCAAGAATGAACACAAAAGAGTTTGAAGTATATGCAGACCAAATAAGGATATGGGCTTTAACAGAACTAGGCATAAGATTAATGCTTCCAAATGAATACAAATGAAAATACTAAATTTATACGCAGGGATAGGTGGTAATAGAACTTTGTGGGGTGATGAACACGAAGTTACAGCAGTAGAAATAAATGCAGAAATATCAGGAATATATAAAAGCAAGTTTCCTAATGATAATGTAATTATAACTGATGCTCACTACTACTTACTAGAAAACTATCAAGATTTTGATTTTATATGGAGCAGTCCACCCTGTCCTAGTCATAGTAAATTATGCTATAGTCAAAAAACTAAACAATATATAGATGTAACTTTATATCAACAAATTATTTTATTGAAGTCTTGGTTTAAAGGTAAATGGGTTATAGAAAATGTAATACCTTATTATGACTATTTAGTAGAACCTTCATTTATAATAGGTAGACACCCTTTTTGGAGTAATTTTAATGTAACACCTTTAGAAGTAAAAAATATAGATGTATCAAGAAGTACACCTGATGAATTATCAGAATATTTAGGAATACCAAAACCAAGATATAAAGCAGGAGTCACATTAAGAAATTGTGTAGAGCCTAAAACAGGGTTACATATTTTAAATTGTGCTAAAGGAATTATTAAAGAAAACGAAGTAGAACAAAACAAATTATTTTAATTTCTATTATATAGTATAGAATTGAATAATCAATCTTTTTCAATTATGGATAAAAGAATAAACAATGGGGGTGCTAGAAAGGGTGCAGGGCGTAAAAGCAAGGCGGCAGAACAAAAGCTAATAGAGAACCTTACACCTATGAACGAAAAGGCGTTAAAGTCTTTAGAACAAGGAATAGACAAAAAGGAACAATGGGCGGTCAAGCTTTTCTTTGAATACTTCTATGGTAAACCACAACAAAGAGTAGATGTAACGACAAATGATGAAAGCTTAAACATGCCATTAATAAACTTTGTAGAAACTGAATCTGAATAAAAAATACAATCCACTATTTACATCTGATGCTAGATACTTTATTATAACAGGTGGTAGAGGATCAGGCAAATCATTTGCAGTAACTGTATTTTTAACTTTGCTAACTATGGCAGAGGGGATTAGGGTTTTGTTTACTCGTTATACAATGGTATCAGCACATCTATCTATCATTCCTGAGTTCTTAGAAAAGATACAATTATTAGGATATGAGAATATTTTTAGCGTAAACAAAGCTGAAGTAGTTAATCTAAAAAACAAATCCGATATATTATTTAGAGGGATTAAAACCTCAGCAGGAAACCAAACTGCAAGCTTAAAATCTTTACAAGGCATTAGCTGTTGGGTATTAGATGAGGCAGAAGAATTAATAGATGAGGATATATTTGATACTATTGATTTAAGCATTAGAGAAAAGAATATACAAAATAGAATAGTGTTAATATTAAATCCTGTAACTAAAGAGCATTGGATATACAATAGGTTTTTTCAAGACAAAGGCGTAGAAGCAGGTTTTAATGGCGTTAAAGACAATGTATGTTATATCCACAGTACATACCTAGACAATAAAGATAATCTCTCTGTGAGCTTTCTAGAACGTATTAAAGCCATAAAGCATAGGAACTTTAAAAAGTACCAACATAAAATAATGGGTGGATGGCTAGACAAAGCAGAGGGTGTTGTATTTGACAATTGGAGTATAGGGGAATTTAATCCTGATGGATTGCAAACATCATGTGGAATGGATTTTGGCTTTAGTGTTGATCCTGATAGTTTAACAGAAGTAGCTATTGATAAAAGGAATATGAAGATATATCTTAAAGAGCATATTTATAAAAATGGATTAAAGAGCCATGACCTAGCTAAGTTAATATTAGACAAAGTAGGCAATACGCTTATTATTGCAGATTCAGCAGAGCCTAGACTAATAGCAGATTTAAATCATTTAGGAGTAAATATAAAGCCTGTTAAAAAAGGAACTATTGAAAGTGGTATAACAAGGATGCAAGATTATGAATTAGTCATAACACCTGAATCAACTAATATAGCTAAGGAGTTAAACAACTATGCCTATCAGGACAAAGGCTCTAAGTTATACATAGACAATTACAATCATGCAATAGATGGCATTAGATATAACGTAATTTATCACTTAGACAATCCAAATGCAGGCAAGTATTATGTGCAATAAAAAAGGGGCGGCATTACGCCAACCCCCTAACAAGAGAAATGAAAACGTGGCAAAGATAACAAAAAAAACTAAATATTAACTATTTCTATTATATATTAGATGAAGGTACGAATTAAAAAGAACGGCAAGAAAAAAGAGTTTAATTTAATTAAGAGTTGGAAAGATGTCACGCTAGAAAAGTGGTTAAAGCTGATGGATTTCCAAGAGGGAAGAAAAAGCAGGGAAGCGAGTGAAACAATTGCAGCATTATCAAATATTCCTAAAACATTAATAAAGGAATTAACAATAAAAGATGTAGCAATTATATTAGGAGAGGTTGCAGAGTTACAAAGAAAGGCAGATAGTTCTTTAAAAAGGATAATCGAAATAGATGGTAAAAAATATGGATTCCATCCTGATTTAGACCAAATAAGTTTGGGAGAGTATGCTGATTTAGAACATATGCTTACAAAGGACATGTATAAGTTTATGCCAGACATTATGGCTATTTTATACAGGCCTGTAACAGAAGAGGGAGCAAATGGTGTTTATACTATAGAGGCGTATGATGGAAATATAAAGATAAGGGCGGAAGAGATGAAGAAAATGGCAGCAGAGCAAGTGCAAAGTGCATTGGTTTTTTTTTACAATTTCGGAAGGGTGTTGTCGATTCCTTTGGAGTTATTTTTGATAAAAGCCACGAAGGAAATGAAGATGCAATAGCAACAGAAAGCTTTGCCGAGAAGTGGTCATGGTTTGGTGTTTTTTATAGGCTTGCAGGGGGTCAGATAGTAAATTTAGAAACAATAACGAAATTAAATCTTTTTGAGGCTTTGACGTGGTTAAGTTATGAAACAGATTTAGATTCACAAAATAAAGTAAAACATGGCAGTAGCTAATAAGACATTTAACAACGTAATAGAAACTCTAGCTAGGCTAGGGGAGTATCATCAGCAAATACAAACTGTATCTGTTGGAGATATATATGATGTGAATTTAGAAAAGATGGAGTTGTTTCCTTTGCTTCACATAAATTATGTAAATGTAACAACAGGAGATGCAGAGTTAGTTTATAATTTCCAAATATTTATTATGGACTTGGTAAGTGAGAAAGACAATTGGCAAACCTACAATGCAAAAGGATTAACAAAGCTAATAGATAATAAAAATAACGAACAACAAGTATATAACCAAACTTTAGAAATAGCAACAGATTTTATAGGAATGTTAAGGCATAGTTCAAGGCAGTCATTAGAAGGTGTTGATGATATTAATGCTCCAATTTATTTTACACAGGATCAGTTTACAATAGAGCCATTTAGTGAAAGATTTGATAATATGCTATGTGGTCAAGTGTTCCAAATTGGAATTGTAGTAATGAATGACTTTGATACTTGTAATATTCCTGTAACTGATGCAGGAGCAGGGTACTAATGTTTAAGTTTAAAA